TTAAAGGGTATATAAATTTTTATGTACCCTTTAACTATTTAATATGAGTATGCTTTCTAATAAGGAATTAAAAAATATAAAAAGCCCTCTTGATAGAGCTTATGCACAAGCAATAGAGTTTGATAAAATCTGTAAAGACCCAATATATTTTATAGAAAATTATATTTGGATAACAGATATTAATAAACAAGGTGAGAGAATACCTTTTTTATTATATAGCTATCAAAAAGATGCAGGTACTCAATTTTCTATAAACCGTTTGAACTTAACTATGAAGACTCGTCAAACAGGTCTCACTACTTTTAGTCAAGCATTCACAGTTTGGTGGATGATTACTAAAAATAAACAAATTTGTAAATGTATAGCGAACAGAAAAGAAATTTCAAAAAAGTTTCTAAAAGGTGTTAGAGAAATGCTTGATAACGCAAGGGAGATGTCGGGCGAGAAAAAAGTAAACAAGAGAGGTGTAGAATATTATCAATCCTGGATAATACCAAATTATAAAGAAGGTCATGATGCAAGAGAAAGTTTTGGTTTAGAAAATGGAAGTACAATACAAGCAGAAGGAAATACTCCAGAAGCAGGTCGTGGAGATTCACTTCATCTTTGTATTATAGATGAGGTTGCATCTATAGATTATCAGAAAAAAAATGCCATGTCTGATATTTGGGCATCTGCAGGCCCAGCGATTACAAGAAGTAAAGGAACTTGTATTGCAATTTCAACTCCGAAAGGAAAATCAGGTTGGTACTTTGACCAATATATAAATGCAGAAGAAAAAGGTTGGTCAATATTAAATGCATCTTGGAGAGACCATCCAATATATAACCAAGGTATGTATCAATGGATAAAAGATGATAATAATCCAGAAGGCGGTTATTTAAAAATGTTTAATGATGAATGGCAAGATACTACTCACCCAGATGATTTAAAGAAATTTAAAACAAGAGAAACTTATGATTATATAAAGGATGGTAAAATAAGAAGCTCTTGGTACGATTCAGAATCTAAAAAATTAGGAAAGGAAAGAACAGCTTGTGAATTAGACTGTTCTTTCAGTGGTTCAGGTGGTGAGGTTTTAGACGCAGATGTTTTAAAGAAAATATCTGATGAATGTATATTACCTAAGAGAATAGGCTCTATAAATAGAGATACTGAATTATGGTGGAAAAATTATTATGTATATAAAGAGATTGAATATATAGAAGAATATAGAGATGGTAAATTAATAAAAATTCCTAAAAAATATCTAGTTGTTGTTGATATTGCAACCGGTGATGGCTCTGATAGTTCAACAATAACCGTTATAGATGAAAACAATAATGAAGTTGTTGCCACCTTTAAAGATTCTAATATCTCACCTGACTCTTTAGCTTATTTAGTAAAAGCAATAGCTTTAGAATATGGTGAGTGTGAAGTTGTTATAGAATATCAAGGACCAGGTATTGCCTGTTTATTAAAATTAAAAAATGATTTAAATTATCCAGATAGAAAAATATATAGAACGAAACTAAAAAAATCAGACCCTAATGAAAAAGATGGTCATAAATCTAAATTAGGTTACTGGCAATCTAATCAAAGCAGAACACAGGGTGGCGATGTTTTAGAAGAAATGATTAACAATGAAGATATCATACTTAATTGTAAGAGAATTTATAAAGAATTAGAAACTTGGGTATGGAGAGAAGGAAGAAGAGACCATTTACCTGGCAAACATGATGACTTAATAATGACTCTAACAATGTATTCTTATATTAGAAGATATGTGAGAGAATATTATGGTGTAAAAACAGCATTAGCAAGAAGAATTCAATCAGCTTTAATTACAAGAACTAAATTATTAAAGTTTAGTTCTAAGAGAGTAGATTCGGAAGGGTTCGCCATATAACTATTTAAAATAAAATTATTACTTTTGTGATTATTAAAAATAATTAAAAATATGCCATTACTACAAGAAGCAAATATATATTTATCAAATTTATTTTCTAAGGATTCTAAGACAGGTAAGATTACATCAGGTATAAAGAATTTGAAATATGCTAATGATAAAAAAGAAGCATCTGGTATTAAGTCTAATATAAAAAATCTTGCAAGATATAAAAATCAATCTCAAGCTGATATTCAAAATTATAATGAATATATGGTTATGGATTCTACATTTCCTATTATTAAAGCAGCTTTAGATATTTATTCAGAAGAAGCTACTTCAGAAAATTTTGAAGGAAATGTATTAACTATAGAATCGTCAAATTTAAAAATAAAAAAAGAATTAGAAAATTTATTCTATAAGGTTCTTAAACTAAATTATAATTCACATTTATATATTAGAAATACCTGCAAATATGGTAATACATATTGTTTCATAGATGCAGATGAAGTAAATGGAGTAAAAGAATTAATATATCTTCCTAATAGAGATGTTAGAATAAATCCATACAATTATCAAGAAGAAAATTTATCTTATTATTATTTTGGTCAAAAAATTGAACCTTGGCAAATAGTTCATTGGAGAAATATCGAAGATTTGGAAACATTTCCTTATGGCATATCTACATTAAGGCCAATTGTCGAGACATGGAGAAGAGTTGTATTAATGAGAGAAGCTCTCATAATCTATCGTATCACGAGAGCTCCATCAAGATATTTATTTAAAATAGATGTTACAGGTTTAGAAGCTCAAGAAGCAGAAAGAATGGTAAATGATATTCAAAAAGAAACGACTAAACAACCTCTCGTAGATTACAAAACAGGTTCATTGACGAATCAGCCAGGAATTATAGGTATAGAGGAAAATATATATGTGCCTGTTGATGAAAATTCTCAAACAGATGTATCAACATTAGAAGGAGCCTCTAATCTTGACCAAGTAGAAGATTACAAAATTATAAAAGATGATTTATTTGCTGGTTTAAAAATACCTAAAGCGTGGTTAACATTTGATGAGGAATTACAAGGCAAAGCCACTCTGGCATCAGAGGATAGTAGATTCTCTAGAACAACTCAAAAGATTCAGAGACAATATATTGAAGGATTAGTACAGGTTGCTTCTGTACATTTATATCACCTTGGATACACAGAAGAAGATTTAGAGAATTTTGAGATAAAAATGTATCACCCTAATACAAGTTTAAAACAAGCTCAATTAGATATATTAAAATCTAAAGTTGAATTGTTTAAAGAGATATGGGATAAAGATAATGAAGGTTTAAACCTAATGTCTTTCACAGAAGCATCAAAATCTGTTTTAGATTTTAGTGATGAACAAATTAAGAGAATGATTAAGCAACAATTTGATGAAAAGAAAATAGTTCATAAAATAAAAAAAATAGAAGAAGGTGAAAGTGATGAATCTGAAAATAATACAGATGTTAGTGAAATAAAAGACTTACCAAATGTGAGAATACCTAGAATTAGGTTAGAAAAGAAAAAATTACCTTTATTAGAAAGGATAAAAAATAAAGGAAAAAGAATTTAACAAAACTATTTAAATTAAAATAAATAAAATGAAATTGAATTTTTATAATGTATATGAATCCATTAAGGAACAATTAACAAAAGAAAAAGATTTAGAAGGTTTAAAAAAATTAAAAAATAAAATTAAAGAAAATAGAAATTTTGCACAATCTTTTATTATTTATAATAACCTAAAAAACAAAACTGCGAACCTTGATATTATTAAAGAATTCTCTGTTGGCATTCAAAGTACACAAAAAGAATTAAAAAGTTTGTTGGAATTTTTTAACATAAAAGATATAAGAGAAATAAAGATAAATGAGTCTTTGGATAATGTTGTAAATTATAAAAATAAATCTTTATTAACAGATTTATCTACCATAAAAGAAGATGAGGAATTAATAAAGAAATATCTCTTAGATGACAATGAGGAAGAGTTAGAAGAAAATTTAACTTTTGATGAAGAATCAGCTTGTCAAATTATAGAATCAAAAGATATAAAGAGATTGAATAAGAAATCTGAGTATATCTTTTCTTTATCTAAAAAATTAGAAGAAGGTAAAGAAAAAAAGATGATTCAAGAATCTGTCAAGAAATTAATACAAGAAAAGGTAGAGAATATTAAAAATTCTACCTTTGGTATTTATTCAATATATAATAGAATACAGCAATTAAATGAGTCAAAATTTGGCGGAGCTCAAGATATCAAAATAGGAGATATTGGTTTATATAAAAATATAAAATTATTCACAGAGGAGGATTACAAAAATCCTGAATATATGATTTTATATGTAGAAATACCAATTAAATTGTTTTCGGATAATAAGAATGATTTCGAAGAAGAAAAGAAAATTTTATCTAAAAGATATATTACAGAGTTAAGGTCTCTTCTTAAAAAATTCTTAGACCCTAATTTATTTTTAATAGGTGATACAATAACAGAAACAAACATGGTCTGTATTAAAAATAATTGTATTTTCAAAACACAAATTATTTTAAATGTTAAGCCCGGAAATAAAGAAAGACAATTAATGCTATATAGAGAATATATAAAGGCATTAATGAATAAAATTTCAAACTCAATAGAAGAAAACATTCCTCAACTAAATAAAAAATTTCAAGAATCATAAATCTAGAAAATTTTATAATTTCTTTACTTTTTATACTATTTAAAATTTATTATAATTAATAATGGGAAAAGAAAGAATATTTTTACAAGAAGTTGCTTCGGCTAAAAAATTTCTATTGGAAATAGATGATAGACTTTTGTTTGAGAAATCAAAAGGCGATGCAAACATTCCATTATATTTATCAGGTAAAATTCAAGAGGGCGATTTAAAAAATCGCAATGGTAGAATTTATCCTTGGGAATATCTAAAGAGAGATTGTATTCGTTATATGGAAGAGGAAGTTAAAGATAGACAAGCCGTTGGAGAATTAGACCATCCAGAAGAAGCTGTTACTCCAAGATTACAATTTGCTTCCCATATAATAGAAGATATGAGTTTTAGAGGAAAAGAGGTTTGGGCTAAGATAAAAGTATTAAATGCTTATATGCCTGAAAACTCAGAAGGAATGAAAACAAGAGGTTTATTATTAAATAATGTTCAGTTAGGCATATCATCAAGAAGTTTAGGCTCTATAGAAGAAAAATATGACCATAATGTAGGTGAGTATGATGAGGTACAAGATGATTTATCTATTATATGTTGGGATTTAGTTTCTAGACCATCTACAGTAGGCGCAGATATGCGTATAACAGAATCATTAAAGAGAAAGAAAAATAAAGTCTTATATGAATCACAATGTTTTGATGGAATTTGCGGTTGTAATGGCCACATAAAAAAACAGACATTGAAATCATTAAATGAGGATGAAAAAATGTATATGAATATATTAGGTATAGAAAAATATTTACAAATAATAAATAATAAATAAAAGAATACTATTTAAAAATTAAAATTAGATTAGACAATGATAAAATTTAATAAATCAAAAGTTGCAACAAAAATAAAACTTAAAGAATCAGAAGAGATTCTAGATAACTCTATAGAAAAAGAAATTATGGAAGAATTAGGAATTGAAGATAATATAGGCGAAGATGATATTCAATTAGAGGAATTGGAATTGGATGATGTTGATGTTATTGAAGATGATTTGACAGAAGACGAAGGTTTTGATTTCGAAGATGATACAGATTCAGATTTAACAGAAGATGATTTGGTTGATGATACTGATTTAGATATTAAATTAACAGAAGACGATTTGGATGATAACTCAACAGAAGATGAAAACTTAGAAGACAGTATAGATTTAACAGAAGATGATTTAATTGATGATGTTGATTCAGATATGGATTCAACAGAATATGAAGATGATATTGAATTAACAGAAGACGATTTAATTGATGATACTGATTCGGATATTGAATTAACAGAAGATGATTTTAATGACTTCGATTTAGAGGATGACGAAGACTTCGATTTAGAAGATGATACCGAGGATGTTTTAACAGAAGAAGAAATTGATTCTCAAATTGCAGATTTGGAAATGAAAAAAGAGTCTATGAAAAAAGAAGGTGCAGAAATGGTTCCTTCAAAAGTTTTAGCAGAGACAAAAAAAGCTATGAAGAAAATGGCAATTGATTTTGTTCAACTAAAAAAAGTAAATGAAGGTTTAAGAGCAAAATTAAATAAATTGGTAAAAGAAAACTCATCATTTAAATTAGATGAAAAAAAGGCAGAGGCAGTTATCACAATTTTAGCAAAATCTGAGTTGCCTAAAAAGGTAAAATACAAAATTATAGAATCTGTTGATAGCGCAAGGACGCCAAGAGAAGTTCAAGTGAAATTTAACAGTATTTCTAAAATGGTATCAGCTTCTACAAAAACAAAAACACTTAATAAAATTACAGAAGGTGTGAGAAGTGTAGCTGGTAAAAAAATAGAAAATGCAGGATTATCTAAGAGAGATAAATATTTATTAGGAATAAGTGATGAATATTTAGAATCAGAAAATTATATGAAAGAAAAATAACTATTTAATAAAAAAAACAAATTTAAAATAATGGAATTAGGAAAAATAAATATTAGGCAAGAAGCAGATAAGAGAAAAATGCTTATTACCGAATGGGCTAAAACAGGTAAGCTTACAGGTTTAAAAGGAAGAGACCTTGGTAACATGGCAATATTATTTGAAAATCAAAAAAGATATTTGAATGAAAATAATACTACCGCAGATATCAATGTATTTGATACAATTGCTATACCTCTTATTAGACGTCAATATAGAGATATGATTACTCCAAAGTTGGTTGCAATGCACCCTTTGAATTATTCATCAGGTTTAGTTTTCTATAAAGATTATACCATTTCTACAACTCACAAACCTTTTGGTAAATCACATTTAGCAAATGATTTAAGTGGCGGACAAGCAGATGATTTTGCAGGTAATTCTTTTGAGGACCAATCAGGTTTTGATAGACATTATGACAATGGTGGTTATGACACATCTAAGGGACGTGTTATTTCAAGAGGTTGGAATTCAGTAACAAGCAACTTTGATAATACGACTATTGGAGGTCAAAATGATACAGCAATAGCAGCTTCTTTATCTAAAGCGGGTGTTGTTTTAACTGACGCAGCAGGTGCTGAACAAAAAGCAATTTTTGATTTTGATTTATCAGCAACAGGTTTAAGTTTAAAAGATTTAGCGGCATTTAGAATTTATGATGCTGCAGGTGTATATAAACAAAATGTTCACTTTATTGTTAAGAGAACAATTCAGAATTTTGCAGATGACATTATGTCTACAGGAAGAAATGCAGATAGAGAAACAACTTCTACAGCAGGAAGAGATGGTGGACCTGGTGACCCAAATAAAATTTTAAGACTTCAAATTATTCCTATTGTTGATTTACCAGCTTCTACAACAATTAATTTAAGATTAGCTATAAAAGAATATTTAAATTTAGAAATAAATGCGGCATTTAGTTCAGAGTTGAAAATTAGAGTTAAGAAAACTCAAATTGATACACAAATTTGGAAACTAAAAGCAAGTTGGACTAAAGAGTTAATGGAGGACATGGAAGCATATTATACTATGGATGTTGATGCAGAATTAATCGCAGATATGTCTCAAGAATTAGCTCAACAAAAAGATAGATATGTAATCACTGAATTAGTACAAGGTGCAGGACATATTAAAAAATGGAATGCAGATTTTTATAATGCAGTTGACCCTAATCCAGCAAACACAGTATTTAGAGGTATAGAATCTACTTATAACCAAGGTTTGTTTTTAGCTATAAATGAATTATCAGAAGCTATTAGAAAATCTACAATGTATGCTGCGAACTGGGTTTTAATTTCAGCAGAAGGTTATGCTAAGATGAGAAACTTAGATACATTTAGAGTGTTAGATGTAAACAAAGATGTTCTTCCAGGAGAAGTTGTACAACACGCAGGTGGTATTGAGAGAGTAGGTACATTAAATGAAACAATGAAAATTTATGTTGACCCACAATTGCCAGCACAATTTGCATTAGTAGGTCGTTTAGGTAACTCACCACAAGATACAGGTTATATTTACGCACCATATAGAGAGTTTGAATTAGGAGAAATGTTAGAAGACCCACAAGATGGTAATTTAAGCAGAATGATACGTTCAAGAGTGGGGACGAAATTTGTAAATAATAAATTTTATGGACTATTAGTATTAAAAGGAATTGGTAGCTATGAAGTAGTACAACCAGGCGTTACAGTTTAATAAAAGTTTTTAAGTTTAGATAATTAAAAGGATAGTATTAATTTACTATCCTTTTTTTTTGTATATTTATAAAAATATTTTAATTTATGAAAAAATTAGATAATCCAATAGGAGTTTTTGACTTACATAATAGTGATATTTTTGTAGGTTCATATTTTAAAAAGAATGATATTAAAGAAATTTTAAATATTACAGATAATGATTTAAAAGAAATTGATTTTATTATAAAAGATAATATTGAAGTAATAGATGAAAGAAAAATTCAAAAATTGTGGTATGATAACAAAATACCAAATGCACCTGCAAACAAATCAGGCAGAGCTAAAATAAGTTTTGATGAATTTTTATTAATCTCTTTAATAAAACAAACTTATCCAGAATCTATAATAGAACATCAAGTAAATTGGGGAAGAAAGAAAATTGATTTCAGAATCACAAATAATAATGAAACAAAAATAATAGAATTTCATGGACCAGGTCATTTTACAAATATAGGTTATGGCGTTCCTGAGAATCCATTTATAAGAAAAGACTTAATCGAAAAAGAATTTAAACAAGAATGTGTTATATATCCTTATTGGATACAAAGATGTAACAAAAATATTAAAGCAATATTTGAAAAAAATATAGAAGGATTAGGTGTTTTATGGACTACTAAAATACATTTTGGGCATTTTAGCTTTAAGAATTCAGCACAAATTATCGATGAAATAACAAAAAGATTTAATGCTGTTAACAAAGAAGGATATGGTTATTTTTATCAAAATTCTAAAGGTAGAAATAATATAGAACATCCTATATTAGATAAAATAAAAAACAACAAATCTAAAGTAGAGATATTATTGCCAAATGGTTATAAGAATAAAAGTTATTGGTTACCGGAAATTTTACAATGATTAAGAAAGTAAGAAAAAGAAAATCTTTAAGAAAGAGATTTAAAAATGGCACCTCTAAAATAGAAACAAGAATCTGTAATCTATTAGGTGGGGAGAAATTTAAATTAAGAGGTAAAAAATATGATATTGTTCTCGAGGATAAGAAAGTGGTTATAGAAATAGATGGAGATTATTGGCATCCTCGCAGATTACAGAAATTAACTTTATTACAGATAGGTAATTACATCAATGATAGAGAGAAACAAGATATAATTACAGAAAGTGAATATACATTATATAGAATCCTCACGAGCAAATTAAGAAAGAAAAAGAAAATAGATTTACAATTTATAATAGACAATTCTTGCTTGGCTCCTTTAACAATAGAACCAACAGATATTATTTTATCTAAAGAATATATAGAGAAAAATAAAGAAAAAATCACAGATGCTTCTATAAATAAGATAATAAAATTTATCAGCTTAACAATAGATAATAATTTTAATAAAAAAACACATTTTCTCTTTGTTAAATCAATTCTTTCTCAAGATATAACATTAGATTTAACTTATGAGAATGTATTAAAATATACTATTTAAAATAAATTAAAATAAATTAAAATAAAACAATGAAAATAACACAAGCTATTAAATTAATAGAAAACAAAACAGGCAAAAAAGTCTTGTTAAAAGAAGACGTTTTAGCCGATTTAAAACAAGATACCAAGAGTGAATTAGACAAATTTGTAAAAGCATATAATTCTTTTAAAGGAGATGTTGTTTTTTCTGTTCACTCTTATGCGGAAGAAGATAAGAGTAATAAGGTAATTAAAAAATTAACGAGTCTTCTTGATGATTTAGAATACACGGTTGAACAAATAAAAAAGATTCTAGGTTAATTGATTTAAAGATAGGAGATATTGTTCTTACCGGAAAATTTCAGAATAAGAAAGTTATTGTTAAATCAATAGAAAAGAATGAATTAGATCAACCTACATATAATGGTGGTAAACCTATATTAAAATTTAGAATAGAAAAATTAATTCCTAAGAAAGAAAGTTTTTTAAAGAAAATTACAAATAAAAAATAATAAATAAATGTCAAATATAATAACATTTAGAAATTTTACTCAGAAGTGCTTGTGGGATAACGAAATAGCAGGGCAGTTAAGTGATGGCAAGTGGGAGAATAGTTCAGTTGATGAGATTTTCTGGACAGCGAAATCAAAGGTTGGGACACCAGGGGTATCTTTTAAAACTTGGAAGAGAGCAAATTTTAATTTTGCATCTTCTGATTTAATTGATATTGTTGGTGATAGGATGTTAATGGTAGCAAAAGCGTCTAAAGTAACAACAAATGAAAAGATAATTAGCGCGGCAGAATATCTAGAAGGAATAAAATCTCAAGAAGAATTTGATAAGATAAATGATTATAGAGAAAAATATCTAAAGAATTTTATTAAGACATGGGATGAGGCTGAAAAGATTATTAATGCTAATTATTCTAAATCAAACTTAATAGCAGATTTAAAAGATATGTCAAAAACAGTTTCTCTTGCAGGTAACACACCAACAACTTCTACAGGTGGAAATATACCTACAAAAGATATGGATAGAGCTAAATCAATTATAGATAAAGCAAGAGGAGATGAATCTAAGGAGATACAATATACAACCGCAATGGCAAATTCAACAACTGATAAATCTAAATTACAATTCCGAGGAGATGCAATGAAAAAATTAGGTAAAGAAAAATTAGCCAAGATATTTTATGATAAACTTTATGAATCTAAATTGATTAAAGTTTCAGATTTAATTAAATTGTTAGAGTTTAAAACAGGAAAGAAAGTTTTTTTAACTGAATCAAAATTAAGAACAGTAAAGGTTGAATTTCAAAATGGAGATTCTTTAACAACAAACATGGCAGCTCATCTTACTGATGATGAAATAAATAATTATTACAAACCCGGCAAACTATTTAATTTAGGTGTTGCAGGTAAAGATAAGATGGTAAAAGTTAAAAAGGTAATTATATTAGAAAATAAAAATATTTAATATATAAATGATTCAAGATATAAATTGGGAACAAATATTAAATGGTTATAGGTGCCTGTCTTTGGATAGGCACCGTTTTTTTAACAAATAAATAAATAAAATAATGAAAAAGATAAATTTGTTTTTAATAATTTTTATATTTTCAAATATAATAAATGCACAAACAGAATTAAGTAATGAAATTTTTATTAATGGGAAAAAATTAATTTTTCCATCAGCAATTAATAAAGGTAATATTTTAGGTGCAAAGAGTTATGATTTAACAAATCAAATTTTTCCAATTATTATAAATGCTAATAATGGTTTAAATTTTTCATCGGCAGGAAAATCAGGCGTAGCATACGCAACATCAGTAATAACCGCAGCAGCAGGTTTTTTACAAACTTTATTTGCAACAACAGAGGTTGATTCTGCAAATAAGTATATAGTAAAAGTAGACACATCAGCAGGAGATGTAGCTTTATCAACATTAGCTGCCCCTTCAACATTAACATTTTTAAAAGATGGAGATTCTGTTGTTTTTATTAAATCTACAAGTGATGTAAATAAAGTTATTGTAGATGATGCAACTCCAGGAGCAAACTTCAATGGGTTTACCGGTGTAATATTTAATTATATTAATCAACCAGGTGAATCTATAACTTTATTAGTAGATGCATCAAATGACAAATGGGGTGTAGAAATTTAAGAAGAAAAGATTATTTAATTTTAAAAGGTGTAGAAAAAAACTACACCTTTTTTTAATAAATTAATAAATGAAAGTATCAGAGCTAATAATATTAATAGAAAATAAAACAGGCAAAAGAATTATCTTAAAAGAGTTTATTAGTCGTAACGAATTAAAAGATATTGAACGTTTTATAGATAGGATATTTAAAGTTCTTAATATTGATATTGTTTTTACTAATCATTTTTATGAAAGGTTAAATGATTTAAGGAATGGTAAAGATATAGAAAGCGTAGAGCTAATTAATTTATTCAAAAAATTCTTTCAAAGGTATAAAGATAAAATCTCATTATTACCTCTTGAGCAAGAAGCAATTATAAAAGATATAGAGTCAAATTTAAATCTTCCATTTTTATTATCTTATGATAAGAAAACAGGAGAATTAGATTTTATTGCTAAGACAATAATGAGAAAAAATAATTTCCTTGGTAGTAACAAAAAGTTTGTGGTTTAATTTACAATTGATTTTAATATTGAGGAATGTAATCTCTTATACATATCTATATTGATAATATTATCTTCCCCATCGATAACATTTTTTGAAATTTTATGTTCTTCTTGAAATAATAAATAAAGTGTTTCATCTATTGTATTTTGAAACATTGTATAATAATAATTAGTTAGGTATTGTTGACCCGGCCTATGTGTTCTATCTTTAGCTTGTAATTCTATTCCAGGAGTTTGAGGTAACTCATTAAATATTGTATGATTTGCAATTTGTAAATTTAACCCGGCGTAAGAATTCTGATATTGACAAATCAATATTCTAATTTTAGGATTATTATTAAATTCATTCTTTATAAAATCTAATTCTTGTTGTCCACCTTGATTACCATCATGAACAAGAGAACAATCCTTATAAATATTATGATAATGATTTATAATTGATGTATGGTTTGAGAATATAATTATTTTCTCATCTGGACTCTCTTCTAATATATTATCAATTAATTCTTTATTAAGATGTAATTTTTCTTTAGCAAGGAATTGTTTTAAGATATTTATTTCTGTTAGATGATTAAAACCTCCCAAGATATAATCATCCTGTTGTGTTTTCTTCTCATAATCCTTTAATAATTTATAATAATTTTTAAAAGATTCTAATTCGTAAAAAATTTCTTTATTAGGAATTTTATCTGGAATGATGCCTTTTAACACATCTTTTGTTCTTCTTAATGCAACAGAAGAAAATAATTTATTATGCAACTCTTTAAGATTTTTTGCACCGGTAAAATCAAAAGGATTATCTTCGTTTGTATTACAATATCTTTGACCAAAAAACATTTTATTTGTACCTAACTCATGTCTCAATATTTGTAATTGTCCAAACAAATCAAAAAGTTTATTATCTTTTGCAGTACCGGTTAGACACCATATTCTCTTTGAAGAATTAGCAATAGATTTTGTATATAAATGCCTTCTGCTATCTAATTTTTTAACAAATTGAGATTCATCTATTATTGTTATATCAATCTCATTTAATATTAAATCCTTGCTATACTTATGAACACTATCATAATTGATAATATTGAATTTTTTTAATAATCCTATTGTATTATCATTTATATATTGAACATCATCTGTGAATTTTAAAATTTCATGTCTCCAATTACTTTTTAAAAAGTTAGGACAAATGATAACATTTTTTTTTG